CGAGTGATGCAAATTATTTTATCACCGACCAAGTTCCCATAATAACGGCACGAAAACCTACGAATTTTTCCCAAGCATATACAACACCTGCCACAAGTCCTGCAATGGCAACAACAACTAATCCAATTGGATTCGCTGTCATCGCTATATTCCACGCCCATTGTGCAGCTTCTACTAACCAAATTACTCCCTGAAGTATTCCAAGAGCAGCTGATGTCAAAATTGCTTCTCCATTTAAAATAATCAAACCAGCACCAAGAACGCCTAATCCAATGCCAAGTGCTATCAATCCTTGTTTATGTTCTTCAATCCAAGTAGGTATTGCCCTTATTGTATCAACAAACCATTGAAAAGCATTAATTACAAGTACTATTGCAGGCTTTAAAGTTATAATTAATTGCATTGCAAGACCTCCAAGGTCTTCCATTACATTACCGAATTCATGTTTAAGTACCGTCAATGGACCTGTACCTGCTTCTGATGCAGCCAAAGCCGACCCACCAAATTCTTTTCCAACTTCTTGAAGTATAATTGCTTGTGCTTTTGCAAGTTGATTTGTTTCTTGGAAGTTTTTAATCATTCCAATTTGACTTTCACTAAATGAAACTCCCGATTTTTGCAGTATTCCTAAATATTTGATTGGGTCATTTAATGCTTTTCCTAATTGCATTGTAGCACCTTGCAAATCGCCTCCCATCTTTGTTGATAAATCAACAATTGCAGGAATTGTATTCATAAATATTTCATCATGAATATTAGTGAATGTTCCTAATAATGATTGTGATTTGGTAATAGCATCATCATCATATAATGACTTCTTCATCAACGCTTCGGCTTGTTTGTCTAACGCCTCACGATTTAAATTAGCAATATTACCAGTACTTTCAAGGGTTGCATTTAATTGAGCAGACGCTTGTTCAGATTCGTTAAAAGCCTCAATACTATCTTTGATAAATGATACAACACCAACCGCTGCGGCAGCACCAGCTACGATGCCCATCATTGTATTCAATTTACCCATTGAACCGTGAAGATGTTCCGCAGAATCATCAGCATCTTTCAGACCTTTACTTAGGTTATCTTTTAGATTGAGTATGTATTCAACTGTCGTTGCCATTTCTTAGAATTTTACTTGATGAACCACCTCTAAATAATATTTAGTTTGTCCCCACACCTCGCAAAATTCATCTTCGTTTAACTCTTTAGGGTTAACGCCCATTAGACCACGAATTAATGCACAGGCTGAATTTATATTACCTGAATCTGAATGAATGGTGTAGTCATCTATTTTTTTTTAAACTGGTTCTGATAACGATTAATCATCTTTAGACAATAATCAATTACACCCATACGATATTCATCACTTGATGGATGCTCGGAATATGTTACAGAATCAGAATGTTCTTTAACCACACAGGCTCTCATTAATTCTTCGCCTGCTTGGTATACACCCAACATTAAGGCTTTGTCCATAATTGCCAACTTCGTAGGAAAGTTAGGTTCGCTTAAATAACAAACGCTTCTTTCAAATGAGGTTGGGTTAATGAATACCACGGGATGCACCTTGCTTACATTCAATTCTTTAGCAATTTCCTCTGAACGCAATTGATAACTATCAAGTTCGTCTTGAGATAATTCCTTTGTAAGTTCTTTTTTTTGTTTTGTTGTTGTTGTTGTTGACATTATTGTTTGTTTTAGAAATCAATGTTTCCGATTGCCAATGTAATCTTAGAGATGATTTTAGTATCTCCCATTTTGACACCCATTGGATTGGTCTTAAAGTTTACTGCTCTTAAAGTTTCCTTACGATAACCACCCGAAGCACCTGTGAATACAATCACGATGTCAAAGAATGGTAATTTCAAAGGATTACGCATTGGTGACAAATCAATAATACGATTCCATACATCTTTGTAAAGAGATATGTCACCTGTGTATTTATTTTGCCCGTAACCACGATTTGTAGGGTCTTGCGCTAACGAATAATTATCGTCAATGGTTTGTTCCATTGCGTAATTGATTTCCGTTACGCCAGTCACCACCCCGATAAGTGGGATGATGATCTGAACATTTGCTGAAGCGTAATTAACGCCATTTATTAAAGGTAGTGCCATTATGCAATTGATGGTTTGAATCCGATAGGTATTACGATGTTTCTTGCAACACCATTGATTACTAATACTACGGCAATTGTTAAAGTTGAAGTTGCTAAGACGTTTTGAAGCGGATTAATAGTCACCGATTTGGCACTCAATTCGGTATCACGAACCATTTGGTCAAGTGCGGTATTACCCACACCTTCAAATTGAGCAATTGTAATATCCGTCAATGTACCATTTGAGTTGAACAATATTGGAGAATTCAAATAAGGCAAATAAGAAGCATATAATAACCTTTCGGCTTTACATATGGTTCTATTGTTTTCCATATACGCATAGTCCGAAGATTGGATTATACACATATGACTATCATTGAAGAACGAACCCGAATAACCTGTAAACTTCTTTAAAAAAGTATGTCGTTTTGTATTCAATGATTCAAGTGCATTACTTGATAATGCCGAAACTAATGTACCATTCGCAAAAGCAGGTATTTCTAATTCCGTTCCATTGCTCATGTTACAAGCACCCACCCAAGCAATTGATTCGCTTACTTTTCGTAATGATGTTTGACCGAGTTGTGCGCCAAGACAAGATATTGATTTCTTACCTGATGTTCCGTTCATTTGGTAAATAAAGTTACCCCAACCAAAGCCATCTTGACCAATGACATTCATAACGTCATTAGCACTTAATGTACTAACATCGGCAATTGTAGTGATGTCAGTAATGGCATTAATATTACCTGCGTATAATGCCTGTAAAGGTTGATATAAAGACTTATTTGCCGCACAAACAACATCCAATGCCGTAATGTCTGCTGTTGCCCAAGCCGAAACAGAATCCTTTAAAACTCCAATTTGACGAATTTCACCTGCCGAGTTATTTTGCATATCGGTTACTTCACTAAAAGTATAAGTTCCTGGGACTGCAAAGAACCCAACCCATAATTTGCCCTTAGGTTGAATACGGAAGAATTCGTTAATTTGGTAATACCATTGAACCAACTTAGAAGCCACACCACCTGTAAATTGAACAAGTGTTCCCGTGATAGTACCACTCAATGTAGAAGTTAAAGAGGTTAGTCCATTCAAATATGCTCCAAGACGTTTTGGTGCAGTGATGGTAATTGTGCCAGTCGCTGCGGTTGCACTATATCCGTGTGTGGTTGTTCCTGCATTGATAATAGCTGCGTACGAAGCACCTAAGATTGTTGCAGTTGTATCGGTTGACAAACGAGTATAAGCACCCAATGATACCACTTGAGCAGCACCATTTGTTGTTGTAATATCCGCAACTTTTAATTCCATTGTATCACCCGTTGCACCTGCACCTGTAATTGCAAACGAACCTGTCGCTGCCGTAGCATCTGAATAATCTCTTAAGATACCCGCAGCAATTGCATCATCGGTGCTATATAGAGCCTTGCATCGAGTTGCAACAGTTGTAGTTGTAAACCCCGAAGGAAGAGTTGACGAATAGAACAACAACCCACTTATGTGGTCATTATTTGGTAAAGGTCGACCGAGTCCACCTTGACCTTCTAGAAAAATTATGCTTGGTAAAGCCATTGTTGTAAAATTTTAAAGTGATTAAGCCTGTACCGCACGAGATACTTCCATCCAAGCAGTTCCGTTGAACATAAAAGTAATCGTTGCAGATTTACTAATTGCAGGAGCAATTGTACCAGTGGATGTGAAATTTGTACCAAAAGTCACTGTACGACTTGTAGTATCAGAAGTCAAAATAAAAGTAATCGTATCGCCAATGTATGGATCAGCACTTGCAGCGACAGGAGTAATTGTTATTGTTGTTGCGCCACCTAATGTTCCTGGAACAACAAGTGTTTTTGCGCAGTTAGGCTTAGTTATAATTGCAATTGATGCAGCCCAAACAGGAGTTTGATAATCATTTTTTACAAGTCTTTCGGTATTATCTTTACCTGCTTCACCTGTGAATCTTGGAGTAGTAGCCATTTTTTATATTTTTTTTGTGTTTGATTTTTTTGATTGTTTTTCTTCTTCAATAACTTCCTCTTCTACAAGTGGAGTTTCTTGTTCTTCAATTGTTGTTCCAAGAATTTCTTCCCTTGTCATAACCTCATCAAAAGAGGGGAGCGGCATGAACTGCCACTCACCTTCTTGATTCAGATATACTTTGTCAATTGATTTATTTTCTTTTATGTATTCGATTAAAGTATTGTTCATCTTTTTTGTTGTTGTTTTATGAATTACTATGGAGTAGTAGATGGTGTTGGACCATAATAGATTGTCTCTGAATTCCAACCAATTTGCACATCAACTTTCATCAACATTTTGATAAACCATAATTCAGAATTAGCTTGTAATGGTTTAACTTCTAACATTGCATCATCAACGGAGTTCATACCTACCCAAAGATTAGATTCAGGAGTTGCCATACCACGAGCCATGATATAAGTATTTGCTGGGAAGTCTGCAATTTTAACTAATGGTAATCCACGGAATGTAGGAACGCCCATATTTGTAATGTCAACACCTTTGTTTGTTTGTGCAATTTGGTATTGCATATACAAGTCATAAGTAGCATAAGAACAGAATACCTTCATTGAAGCATCGTACTTCAAAGCGGCAGGAATTAAATTATAACCCTTTTGAAGTTCTGAAACGATATTAGAAGCATCCAATGTTGTAGGTGAAGCTGGAAACGCAGTTTGGTCACTACCACTTGATGCAGCAAATGCTTTACGAATGAATCCATCATAGTAACGATAAGTACTTGTAGATGCGGCAAGAGTATTGTTATTCCACAAGGCTTTGTTTAAATAACGATTGTGACGCTTTAAAACTTCTTGAGTAACAACAGATTCAACCGTAGCAGGTAATGCTCTGTCAATCAAATTTGTGTTCAATTGTGTAGCATACCAATGCGCTTCATAATCACGAGGATTGAATTCTGTGTAAATCATGTAATCGGCAGGAGTAAGAACTTTACCATCGGTTGTCATTGTACCTTTACCTATTGGAGTTGCTGCACGATCTTGTACGAAGTCATTATAATCGGCATCCCAACGTGGAATAGTGAATTTCTTTTTGATGCCGTCTTTTACATAAACGTGACCACCTTCAACAGTTTCGTTTGATGTAATTGCTTTTACGATGAAGTTACTTGCTGCTTCACCTGCATAGGTTGTATCGCTAATTACGAAACCATCATATGCCAAGTTTTTAGGCATTTCAAATTTTGATACGATAAGACCTTTAATAAAGCCAAGTGCGAAAAGACCGATTGCGAATGCAACCATTGGACCGCCTGTTGCGATTGAAAGTGTAAGACTTGTCAAGGCAATCAAGACAAGTGATACGGATAGTTTTAAGAGATTTTTTTTCATTTCGATTTTTATTTTTGATTGTGTTTGTTTGCGATTTCTATCATTTTTGATTGAGCATAAGTGCCAACTATATTAGTTTGGCTTTGAACTGAATCAATTTTGTTTGCAACTTTATTAAGTGGCAATTCTTCCAAAAGATTCTTAGTTCCTTCAAGGTCTGCTTTAGCTAATTTAACCCACGTTGCAATCGTTTCGGCTTTGTTGCCAATTTTTGAAGTGAATTTGTTAACCATTTCTGAGGCAATTGTTTCAGCACTTAATTCTTCCGCTTCTTTTGCAGTCAAAGTAATTGCATCCAATTGCGTTTGCAATTCTGCGATTTTTTCGTTGGCAGTAGATGCTTCTTGTTGTGCAATTGTAAGTTTCTCCTGTAATTCAGTAGCAATTTCTTCTGACTGATTTTTTACATTTATCAACTTATCAATTGCCCCAAGAATAACATCTTCATTTGAGCCTTCGGTTAGGTTCAATTTGTTTGTTACTTTTGTCATTTTTGAATTTTTATTTTTTGTGATTAGTTTATTTATTAATTTGTCGGCATAAGGCATAATCTCGGAAGTTGTATTCGGTACAAATTTCTTGTTTAAAGAACTTGTAACCTCGGTATCTGTTGATATGCCTAAGTCCTTACATTTGTTGGCATCCATCCAAGTAGTGACATCCATAAAGGACATAATTGTATCAATCTCAATTCCACACTTTGCGGATAACATTGTTGCGATTGATGTTCTGAACGCATCCATTGATTTGGTATCTCCACCACTTACAGGATGCATCATAAACTGAGCATAGTCGGACATAATACGTTTGCGCCCTGCCATAAATAAAGCACCTGCTATTGATGCAGCGACACCTACGTTGTAAGTATCAACAGGAGTACGACTTTTGATGATTGCGTTAAACATATTCATTCCTTGCAACACACTACCGCCTTCGGAGTTTATCCAAACTTGGATTCTTTTTTTGCCCATCATATCAAGGCATAATAACTCTTCTTGGAATTTAGCACCATCGATGTATGGAAGTTCATCCCATTCACCTTCTTCGGTGTAAGATGCACCGATTTGACGATTGACCAACATTATTGGTTCGTCTGCGGTAGCATCAATGCAATATTCAAATTCCATCTCCATAGGTGCAAAAATACAAAGCCTCCCAACGTATGGAAGGCTTGTACATTACAAATCTTTTTTATGACTTTAATAGCCGTTCAATCTTATCTTTAGGCATTGAATCAAAGTATAACCGCAAGGCATCGCCGACTACTTCCGACCTACTTACTTCTTGGTCTTTCGCATAATTGACCACCAACGTATGATATTTCGGATTTGGATATGCTTCCACTTTTCTTTCAAGTGATGTTGACTTCTTTGGTTCTTGCATTGGGATGGGATTAGATATTATAGAATGAGACTCCATTTAAATAAACAACATGCGAATTAAAATTAGCAACAGTCCCTGATGCAGCTTGTAATATCACAACACCTGCCGTATCTATTTTTAATGATGCAATCACCGAAGTAGTACTGCTTTTTGCAAAAATAGGAAGCCAAATGTCATTTATAGGTTGATAACCAACAGGTAATGTAAATAATGTTGTAGTAGTTGGTGTAGTTGCATCTAAAGTTACATTTCCAGATAGCGAAACTAATCCATCTCTATTTATTTTATATTTTGCCGTACCTGATACTACGTCTGTACCATAAGAAGGCACAGAAACATATGGCATTTTCCAAAAAAGTACTAAGTCAGAATAAGCAAATCCCACAGTCGGTAATGGTGCAGTTGGACTATAAGATACAAGCATTGTAGTGTCAGAGTGAACATTTCTTGAAACACCATCAGTAAACGTAACAGGGTCAGCAACTGGACTTATTATATAACTTGTATACTTTGTTAAATATACATCAGATCCTGATGGTAATGATGAAATATAACCACCATTAATAAGATATAATACACCATTCCATAATATAAGACCTGCTTGTATATCGTATGTACTTCCTGACCCTAAATTATTGCATCCATATAACGCATAAGGTGTAGATGCAGAATAATCTTTGCCAACAATAGAACGTGCTAAGGCAATTAGCATCTCGCTTGATGCGTTTTGTAAGAAGTCAAGTGTTCCTGATTTGACAGGGAATCCAACCGTTGTTGAGATTGAGTTTGTAAGTAAGTTTTTCATTTTTTTAGTATGGTGTTATTGTGTAAGTTAAAGGAATAGTATTGTATCTATCAACAAACATTCGCACTATCTTTTCTTTTGTTGTGCCTAATGCGTTGTATGTTGTGCTTGGTATGTTGATAGTAAAGTTAGCAGGTAGTGGAAAGGTATAATCGTTAATCACGAATGAATCACTTCCGTTGTTGTATGATGATGATGATATTGATTCAATGCCACCTACACGAAAAACAATAATAGGCGGTGTAATGTTTGATATGTAGATAGGACTAACGCTTGGAGGATTGACATAGGTAGTGCCGAATCTTTTATTCAATGCGTATTCTAACTCTAACTTAGTAGCGTTGAAGTTCTGACTTTCATCCGAACCAATAAAACTATCAAGTATGCGTAACCAATCAGTCGATGCGGTCGGTTCTGCGGTTGTCGATGCCACCATACATTCGTACACCGAACCATCCTTATACTTAACGTGCGCACCTAATGTATAAGTTCCCATACTCCAAGTAGTTGCGGTTGCATCCCCTACCATAAAAGCATAGAATATCGAATGCAAACGCTTAAACGCTGATAATACACCTTTTAACAATGCTTTCTTAGGTATGTCTCTCTTTTCGGGAGGTAATAAATCGGATACCAACTTATCGGTATCAATGTTGAAAAGTTGCGCCATTATTCAGCTATAAAAGTTAATGTGTTTGTAAACGTATGCCCTGCCGTAGTTTCTTGAACCAAATATCCTGCACCTGACGTATATTTTCTTAATACCCAATCACCTGCTAAGACTAAATCAACACCAGTAAGAATTGCAGCACCATCCAATCGACAAGATACTCTTTCAAATACAACATCATTCACTCCTTCAATTTGACGAATAAGTGTTTCTAAATCCGATACTTTAATATCACCACCAAAGTTCGTCTTGGATAAGTTTGCAAGGTATGTGTTCAATGCAGTTATGACATTGGTATTAATCACCGAAGCATAAATACCTTGATAATAAATTGTCCCTTCAATACGAATCTTATCAGCGGCTGTGGACGATACAACGTAAGATATTCCTGCCGTTCCTTTGAGTAATATGTAACTTTGTAAGGCAGTCAATTCAGGCGTTGTTAAAGTAGTCAATGTTGAAGTGCCTTTAGCCACCTTAACTAATACTTGATTAGCAAAGTTAGTTGATACAGAACAAGCAGTTACGATTCTTAAGGCTTCGTTGATTAATGGATATTGTACTACTCCCGATACCGTCACAAGATATTGAGGTGTGGTTGCCGAGTATTGAAATTTGAATGCTGCATCTTGTACCCATTTTGCGCTACCTGCTGCGGAAGCATCTTGGATTACTTGCATCTTTGCAATGGCAATATCTTGCAATTGTTCTAACAAACTTTGCGCAATAGCAAAGGTGTAACATATCAACCTTAAGAAGTTACGAGTACTCCATAAAGTAGGTGTTATGGTTATTCCAACTGCCGCAAATTGCGTCACTAAATTAGTTACAATGTATGTATTACATTC